AATTATCGTCTTCTCCCCACCCTCTTCTACTATTCTGGTCCTGGGAGCGTAATAACCTTTAAGCAACTGCTCTTTGTCTAATCCCACCAGTTTATTTCTAAGTTTGTCAATTTGGCTTTCTTTGTGCTCTGTGCTTAATGCTTGGGAACCAAGATTAGACCTAATCTTTCCCCTTAACTCTCTTATCTGCTCCTCTTCCTCAAACACCCTAAACTCTTTCTCCTTCTCTAGCTCAAAAGGAGAAGCTTTCATTCCTAAAATACTTCCTGCTGCGGCAGAGCCAATGTTTTGCACTCTTCCGAAGTAATCCGGTCGTTGCAAGATAGCTGATTTTATTTTCTGGTAAGAGTACCCACCCTTAGTTAATCCGGGTATTTCAGGCGCAAGGGAAGGCATAAGTTGTTTGTAGCAATAATCCGATACCTTTTGAAATTTCTCTAATGCTGTATCTGTCTCATCAACTAAATCCTTGCCAGTAAATAAATCTCTTCCTGAAATCAACACAGCTGGAATAGTAAAAAGAGGATTGCCCGGAGTAAGCACCCTTGGTAAACCTAAAACACTCATGGAGCTTTCTCTTAAATCCCCCCAGGGAAGCTCAAAAGTTAAGTCGTAAAACTGATATTGCCCGTACTTGTCCTTCCAGGGAAGAAGGATAAACTGACCGTTTCTCATCCACTTAGGCTGGTTTTTCTTTATCTCTCGCAGTTCATCCGCTGTAAGATTTAAGGTTTTTCTGGCAGCTTCTTCTATTGCTATAGCTCCAAGAATATATTTGTAAACGCTTAATGGTCTTTTAACCATAGCTTCTGCTAATTCGGGGATAGCTTTATAGGTAAAGGTAAAAAAGGGAGAGCCCCACCACTTACTTCTTACAGAATCAACAAAATCAGGAATCTTTCCATAGTTAAATATAGCTTTCTCGGCGATAGCAGCGGCTTCTTCCGGCATTAATCCTTTTGACTTCTGATATTTAAACACTGCGAGCTTGAATACTTCCTCTGATCCCTGATAGAGTTTTCCAGCTTTTTCTGCCGGCATAACAACCACATTTTGAAATACTTTCTCAAACGCAGTACCGGGCTCTTTTTCAAACATATCAAAGAGTTCTTTTACTTCTGCTTTGTACCAGCTGCCAGATAAAAGACCTAAATCTCTTGCCTGGTTATAGTCATCTGTTTTCTTCAAATATTCACTGAAAGCTTTTGCGTAGACATCAACTCTTGTAGGAGGAAGGCCACCAATGGTATCAGCTAAAATCATATTTGACCGGATGTTTCTTGCTTGGGTAGCCGGGTTTAAAACAGCCTTTCCTACTTTCCAGGCTGATACAGAGCGTCTAAGAAACTTCTCTGTGTCGGATGGGATATTTATTATGGCGTTTATGTCATCAGCAACAGACTTCAAAACATACTTATTCTTCAAATCCCCCAGCTTGGCAGTATCAGGCATCTTAACAAATCCAACTTTTTCTTTATCTAATGCCCACTCAGGAGAAGTAGCTACGAACCTAAAAAGCTGGGCTGTCTCAACATCATGGGTTAGCTGCATAATACCTTTTGATACCGGGTATCCTGCTTTTTCAATCTCACCCATTAATGCCCTTATGGGTTGGGGTATATCCTTCCTTTTCATAAACCTGGAAAGGTCCATCCTTAAAGGCTTCAAACCCTCTCTTTGTAGATAAAGATCGCCACTGACAGGTTTCCCTTTTATAATCCCATCAATAATTTTCTCAATTTTCGCCGCCTGATTCTTAACAGGACTGCCATCTTTTTTAACTAAGCCCTTAGACAAGAAATCTCTAGCATTAGCTACTACATTTTCTGGTGGCTTCCAGCCTCGCTTCTCAAACTTTTTATACAGGCGGGGCATATACTTTCTGACATTTTCTACATAGGTTTCTTCATTCATCAACCCTAAGTCAACTGCCCTAGCACCAAGATTAGATAATTCCTCTATAGCAGGGTCGGTAATTGCTTTAAATTCAGGCTTCTTTGTTATGGAGCCCTTTATTATTTGGGCATATCTTTTCTGCTCTGCCTCAGTACCTTTACGCAGGGCTTCCCCAACTTCTTTAGCTTTATCAATACCACGCCCTATATTTATTCCCCTCATCTCTTTGGATTTTAGATACTTCTCAGGAACTCCATAACCATAGACAAGGGCTTTCTTTACTGTCTCAGGAGCAACATATCCTAACGCTGCCTTTATCCCTCTTACCGCTGGTATCCCAACATATTTCTCCCACTGTCTCTCAATAGGCAGATAAGATATAGGAATATCTTCGGCTTTTCTTACCACTTTCTCAGTAGCAGGTACAGCTTCTTTCATCCCCGGCATAAGTTTCTCAGAAACAGCAGAATACCAAGCTCTAGGCACTACTTTAGCTACACGCTCAGGTAAGTCTTCCGGTTTACCTTGCATTATTCCAGTTAAACTACGCTCGGCTGCTTTTTCTGAGATACCCCACTTTTGCATAATCTCATTTAGCTCTTTTTCTGCGACTGCTCGTTGCGGTCCCTTTTGCTGCATCTGGGACCAAAGCTCTCGTACTCTTCTTCCTTGCTCAGGGGTCATCTTATCAATTATCTTCTGACTAAACTTGAGTTTATCAGGAGCAGCAAGTCCTAACTCAGTAGCTAATGCCTTCGCCCCTTCCCAACTAAGAAATGCTAACCCTAGAAGCTCCCACTGTCTTATGCCAGATTCTTTAATTGGTTTTTTAGAATACTCGCGAAGAAGCTTTCCTCTCTTCTCCTTGCTAACACCCGCCTCAATCATGGCCTCTTCTTGAGTCTGACCTTTTGGAGCACCCTTGACCGCATAATACATTGGGCTCCACTCTTCTAAAAGACCAGGGGTATCTTTACCAAAATCATAAAGAGCTTTGCCTAACTGATAAGCTGGTGCTATACCAGCAGCTATTAACCCTGCATCCATAAGCGGTTTATACCACCGTCCGGGGAACATCTTCTCTATCGCACCTTCAGCAATACTTGGCTCTTTAGCTATAGCAAAAGCCAGAGATACCGGAGGAAAACCTCCGAAGGTATTCTTAAAGTGCTTAACTAAGGCTGTTACCTTCTTGGCAGAGTTAGCAGGGGTATCAAATTTAAGCCCTCCACGCTGAGTAGGCATCTGGGGAATCATTGGCTGACCTCCCAACTCTCTAGCTCCACGGGCAAGGCCACCGCCAATAGCTTTACCTATCCCCTCTGCCGCGCCTACTGTCTGACCGAAAAACGGTATTTTTTTAAGTCCCTGGCTTATCCCCTGAGCTAGTCTTGGTACTCCGCTTTGGCTCAGAAGGTCCAGTGGTTGATTCGGGGGCAATAGATGCTCCTGTTATCTCGTTGGCTTCTTCTAATGCGATTTGGGCCATCTCTATTAATTCTGCCGAGGGGTAAAGTTGTGCTAGCGCCACTAAATTTATAGCTCTCTCAACCGCTTCCTTGTCTACTTGGCCCATGTTAGCCATAGGTGGCGGGACTTCTACCCCGCCAGTTGGACCGGGTGCTCCCCGCAGGTCGGGTGAGGCCATACGAGGAGCTTGAGGCATAGGGGAGGGTTGAGATGGGTTTACTTGTTTATTGGCTGCGTCTCTAGCCGGCTGTAAAATGCTAGCTTGCCCGTAAGGCGGGCGTTCCAGTTTTTCTGGCATTATTTCTTCCTCTTCTTATGTACACCCTTAATTGTCCCCTTATTAGCACTCGCAAAATAAACTTGTGTCCCCTTTTTCTTGCCATATTTCTTTATCATCGCAGCTTTAATCTTTTTACCCTTAGCTGTTTCCGGCATTACCTTGTCGCTCCTTTGGTACCTGCGAAAAATTCATCTTCCATCTGTTCAGCTCCAACTTGTGGACCCATACCGGGCTGTCCCCCGCCTTGTCCCCCGCCGGGAGCCATTCCCTGCATAGCCATAGCCATCCCCATTTTCTCTTCCCTTTCCTGGTCAACTCTGCGTTTCTCTTCAGCAGGATCAATGCCAGGCAGGACTTCACGGGTAGATTGCAGTGATACAACCTCTTGGCCTAATCTTTGGAGCCAAATCATATTAAGTACCGCCGGGTCGCCAAAGGGGCTAAATTCCATGCGGTGTTTAAATTCCTCAATCAAATCGTCTTTAGGCACATACTGGAAAGAAAAGGGCTCCTTGGGTTTGAAGGGACCGTTATACATTGTCCCGTTAGCAACCTGTTTCTTGCTGCCAAACATCTTCTTCTCAATCTTTACGCAGCACTCATCGGCAAACTTTAAGCCCTGTCCTATTGAAGCTTGAGCTGCGGATATATCATCAGCTACCGGGGCTTGAGCCGCCTTTATCCCAACTTGGGTCCAGATAGCCGACTCAGGGGAAGACGACCTTGAGAGAGGCCAGTTTTCCTGTTTTCTATACATCATCTCGGCCTGGTCCATCTCTGCGTTAAAGGAATTTAAATCTCCTTGAATCTGACCGACAAACTCAATGTTTCCCGTATCTTCCGTCTCCAATATTGCTCCGCGGGCGGGTATCTCATCGGGTATATCAATACCACCCTTGATATGGAGAATCTGGTTCATCCTATCTGTTCTCTCTTCAGCGGTTAAGATTAAGTGCTCGTTTATCAGCTCACCCAAACCGATTGACTGGACCGGGTTTAGCCCGTAGAGCTTACCCGGTGTACCTACAACTAGCTTACCCGGGATGTAGCCGAAGTCATGTCTAACCCCCACTCCGGGGATCGGTTTGCCATTAGCCCAGAAAAGTCGTCTGTCCTCTGTCCACGCTTCGATAAACTCGTATTCATCCTTGGTATTCTTAATCTCATTCTGGCTTGCCTCCGGGTAAGCGGATAATATTCGTCTTCCCTGTAATTTATTAATAAAAAAGACGGCTATGTACTCATCGGCTTTAGAGAATTTGGGTAGGACAAAAGTGGACTTAGGATGCTTAATTAGTATTCTTGGACGTTTGGAGTCCATATCGGGGACAGTTAAGATGAAGAAACAATCGTAGAGTGAATAGTAGTGGCCGATCAGCTCAAACATAGAATGGATATGAGAAAAGTTCCAGTAGCTAAGCACTATGCGCTTCATAAACTCAGCCCAGAAGGGACCGTCTTGTCCCATCCCCGGGGGAATCTCCATCTTAATATCGGGTACCGCTTTTAGAAGATTAGTCTTATCGGCTACCCGGGCTTTGAGAAGATTATAAAGAAGCATAACCCCATCGGGGCGCTTGCGCTCTTTGGACAAAGCCTTATCTACCACACCCTCAAAGGTTCCGTCAAACATTACCCTCTCAAGAGTCTCATATTCGGTAATACGTCTTGACTCATCAGTTTTTAAGTCTTGGGACAAGTCATATAATTCTTTCTTGCTTAAACTAGGCATTTGCCGCTCTCCTTGCCGGATTCTTATAGAAGTCGACTCTTCTCTGCTGATAAGGGTTATCGGTTCTTAATCTATACCGCGGGGGATGCGCCGCTCTCTTTGCCATCAAGCAAGCCCCGGCCAGAGCTATCACGCAGTCAGTTGTAAGTTTCTTATCCTCCCTATGGTAAAGAGCCAATTCCTCAACCTCTTGTCTTATATTTGGAATACGGACCTTCCCCCACTCTTGTGGCTCACCGGCTATCAATTTATTTGCTTCATCATATACGGGCTGTTTATAACAAAAAGCCATCTCCAACTGATTTATCAGCTCATTCTTACCGATCTTTCCCGATACAACCCTGTTGGCTAGGGATGGCGCTGTTATTCTTACCGGCTTTGCCCTAACTCCGGCATCGGTTATCGACTCTTGGATGATTGAGCCTTGGGGACCGGTGGCATCGTAGTAGACTTGATTCATGTGATAGTTGCGTCTCTCCGCTCCCATCAGTCTCCAAATCTCAGACCAGCTACCGATATTTGACCTATTAACCCTGGTGAAGTTAACTTGTCTCCAAGGCAGGGTAGTTACGTCTAGTGTGATCCCCACCGTCCAGTCAGCGGTAAAAGCTAAATCCCAGAAGCTGACATAGGTGTGATCCTTCTGATAGGAAACAGTGCCAAAAGATAGCCTTTTTACCTCATTAGCTTCAATCGGCAGAGCATAGTCAATTGCGTTCTCAATCTGGGTACGCGACAGTAGCCTTCCGGCAAGCGGGACGAACTTACCCTCCAAATACATAGCCCGAAGGTGAGGGTAGTCCTTAATATCTTTTTCTATCTCTTCTAAGTCTTCTTTGGGTAGGTAAGGGTTATCGTAGGTTGAGCCTGTAAAATGTCCTACATCCGGGTCGGCTATAGCCCTCATTGACAACTCTTCAAAGAAAGGGTCAGACCAGGGCTTGGGTGTACCTACAAAGTCGGTGAACCCGGATGCCCCGATAAGCCTCCACTTTAGGGTATGCTCCCAGATATGGCCTAAGCTCTTCTCTTGTCCCGCCTCATCAATACTCATGTAGCGGTAAGCTTCCCCCTCAACGTGCTTCCCATTCTCCTCTAAGGATGAGAAGTAGAACTCGGCCCCGTTAACAAACTCAATTTTCTTATCCTTAATGGAGGTCCGCTTGATTATTGGCCCGCCCTCTTTTAGCAGCGGGGACTTGCGGGTAAACCAGTTGGCTATGATGTCATAGACTTTTTGGGCCATGTTATATTCAAACGATACATTTATAGTTTTATACTGTGCCTCGTACCAGCTTTCATCTAAGGGAACCCCGATCTTATATACGCAGTAATAAAGGTGCTTCATGGCAATAGCGATTGTCTTGCCGAACCTATGCCCGGTGTGGATACAGTTCTTCCTCTTATTTAGCAGCATAAGCTCACATTGTTTAGCATGAGCTGGAGTAAATATTATCTCATCACTAAACTTATAAGGGTCTCCCTCACACTTGTTCAGAAGCTCCTGGCAATCCCTCCACAGGTTCGTGCTCAACTTCTTCTATTTCCTCTCTTTTTTTTCTTCGCATCTCCGTAAGCTCGGCATAATAGCGGGCTGCTTCCATTTCCTTCGGAGCTGAAATTAAAATCTTAGCTGCTGATAAACCTTCTCCTACCGTGGGATCATATTGCCCTGTAATTATCCCGACCCCGGCTTTTTTAACTATCAGCTTCAAAAAGGAAGGGACTTCCATCTTCTCCATCTTAGCAAGAGCAGCCGTCTTAGCTTTCTTAGAAATATCCTTCTTCTGCCCTTTTCTAATAGAGTGAACTATCCCCATGTGCTTTGTCCTGTGATATACGACAGGCATACGAGATATTTGTTTGTGCATAAGGTTGTGATGATTTATCCAACGGAGAACATCCATATCATTAATATCCGGGTGTTGGATTAAATCTTCTATCAAACCCCTCTTCTTAGATTCACAAATACAACACCTACCATCGGTGTAAGCAAACTTCTTCTCTTTATTCCAAAAAGAAGGATCAGGATTTTGAGGCCAATTAGGATAAAGCTTCTCTACTTTCTTTTTACCTGCTGGTTTCCCTACTTGAGCCAATTAAACAACCTCAATTCACTAAATAGTATAAGGGTTAAAACCTATATATACGCGAGTGGATAATTAAACACCCAGGGTCCTATAATATTCACTCTCATCCTCTTATACATTACCACTAATTCTTTATGCATTACCTTAACACCAGCTTAATGAGGTTAGTTTACATAACATCAATTATCAGACGACATACATGAGCTGGATAAAGATGTAATCTGCTTATACCCCCCGGGGTATTTAGATC